GGGTAATCTACTTCTACTGTTTTTGAGGGAACTAAAAGTGTTTTTAGTGAAATACTTGATGCCATTTGGATTTTTATCCTATTATTGGGTTTTTTGAAAAAGTAGGGGTGGTGATCAAGCCGCCCCTTGTGTAAAAACTACACTAAATTAAGCGTAGTAGCGAACTGTAATGTCATTAGACTTAGCTAAGTCAAATGTGCTGTTTGCAGCTGTTGCGCTTTGTGAAGAACCTTGAGCCGTAAAGTTAATTACAGTCGAAATAACTTGTTGCACGTCAACAGTTGGAATAGAAATTGTAGCGCTTGGCATATCTAATATAACTTTAACGGTATTAGATTTACCACCAATTGCTAGCGATAATGTAATCATTGGCTCAATTGTTGATGAAGCTGCCGCCAACATGTCCATTAATAGTTTACCAGTACCGTTAACGCCTGTACCTGTTTTTAAATAAGCATTCATTGAACCGCTAATAGCGCGAGTACCAGTGTAATATACCACAGGTGAGTTAACAACGCCCAAGTTAGCTGGAGTAATATAGCTAATGTTGTTGTTAATAGTTAGCGAACCGCCTGTTAAAGCAACATTATACTCACTACCTGCGGCTGCAGCTCCAATTGCCTTAGCAGAAGTTAGAGTAACCGTAGAAAGTTTGTTTGTGATGTACTGAGCACTAGTATTCTTAGCGGCTGCAGTACCAGCAAAGTCAGTACCAGTAAATGTTGAACCACTTAGTGTAGTAGCAATTTGACGTAGTGCTGTTGCTTGACCAGTCCATGCAATAGTTGCAATAGCGTCTAAGCCGAAGTCAATAGTTGCTTGGTTTAAGGCAGCATTGTCTACAGCATAGGCAACAGAGTCAACCACGAAAATTAGACCAAACTTTTGTAGCTGGTTAAAGTTAGAGCTTGCGCTAGATACTAAGGAATAGCTGCTGCCACCAGCAGGAGCCCAAGAGGATTTGTATGCTTTTAGTGTTCCAGCAGTAATAGTTCCATTAGCAATTGCTGCGTTCTTTGGATTAGCGTATTCTAAAACTAGCTCGGTTAGGCCGCTTGTTGGAACTACTCCACTTGTCTGCGCTGCGCCTGTAGTTTTGTAGCTAATAATTTTTGCAGCTGCATTTAAGTATTCAATTGAGTTAGCTGGAGCTGTAAAACCACCAAATACGATTGTATCGCCAACTGAAATAGTTCCTGTACCTGTTAGTGTACCAGAGGTTAGAGTAATTGTTAGTGTACCTTTAGTAGCTGATTCAGTAGCACTAATATCGGTAAAAGCGTAGGCAAAACTAGGAGCTCCACCAATAGTAATACCTGCAGTATCAATATTATTAACACCCATTAAGGCGTTCCATAACACACTTTCTTCTGCACTAACAACGCTGCTGTCTGTGCTTGGGCGAATATAAGTGCTCATGCTAAAGTCAACTGGAGCTAGTGAAGTGTTAAAAGCACGTTGTCCACGAGTAGGTGCTCCGCCTGCTTCTGAAATAGTAACTGTATCTTGGTTAGTGTTTTGTGAGAATGTAAAGCCGTCTAAAACTTGGATTTCTACTGTGTTTGCAGTAGTAGCACCAGTTGCGTTAATTACACCTGTTGTTCCGTTTACGTTTGTAGTAAAGAATACTCTACTATTACGTACTAAATTTAATGCCATAATCTTTTCCTTTTATGATTATAAGTATACTATAAATACACTAACTAGATATTTATCTGTTGCGGTACTAAGTATGCTTGGGGTTACATAAGTGCATAACGCACTTGTAAATTAATTTCACCGACTGCATAAGGCTGTAATAGCCCTTCATCGGTAACAATAGAAGTTATTAAAATTTCTGTAGTTTGATAATTGTTGACAGCGTCATAAGTTAGCTGACGATTATCATGAATTACTTGCTCTACGTCTTCTAATAAGTTTTCCAATAACTGCTGTGAGTCTTCGCCTTTGCAGTAAATTTTTAAGGCAATGTTTAAATGCCCCCACGTAAAGTCTGATAAAAGATATTCTCTGGTTTCCGAGCCTGCGGTTGCGTAAATTGCTGGAAAATCTTTGACTTCATCCCAGAACTTTAAGTAAGGGTAAGCATTATTAAATAAGTTAGTAGTATAAGGTTGGTTGCCGTCTATTAACTTTAGTTTTTCTGTTAGTGATTTTACTATGGAATTTCTACGGCTCATACTAGTACAGTCCTCATACGATTAGCTACTTTTTCTGCAGCAATTTCTTTAATTGATTTAGATATTAGCAGTTTAGGGTCTCTAGACTTAGGCCTACTTTGTCTACCGCCGTCCGAAAATGTTGCGTATGGATTTTTCATGTAGCTATAAAATGCAGTTATCATTCCTTCACGACTTTCACTTAGTCTCTCAACTTTAGCACTTGCAGCAAATCTACCTGTGCGATAGTTTAAAATATCTGTTCTGCTTCCATCACCCATATTAGCACTAACTACGTCTTGTAAGTGAGTATCTAAAAGCATTTGTAAACTAATTAAGTTAGTTGTTTGTGCCTGTAACTTAATTTGTTGTGGTTCTGGCATAGCACCAGTACCAGGCTTTAACTTAACCTTAAGTTTTTTGCTTTTTAAGGTAACTGGTTCTTTAAGTTTTAAAAGAGTAGTACTTTTACTAGTAGGCGCTGATTTTTTCTTTGCTAAAGTGTCTTTTATTAGCTGTATTGAACTGTCTACAACACTTGGAGACGACTTCATATTAAGCAATAAATTAGGTAACTCAGATATATCTTTTATACCTAATGCAGCTTTTAACTGCGGATTTCGCTGTATAGCCTCTGCAAGATTCCATTTAGCTTCCGCTTTTCCTAGTACGTTTTGGTTATAGCCAGCATACTGTACCGCTACTTTTTGTAGGTATTGAGACTCAATTACTAAGGACAATACATTTTTATCGCCTTTTGTAAGTTCACCTCTGGTGAGCTTAATTTGTGTATTAACTTGACCCGTTTCCTTAATAAAGTCTTTAGAAATTACTTCGTAAACTTCGTTGCTGGGATTTAGACCTTTTAGGGATATTAATGAAGCTATTAGTTTACCAGAAACTATAGACTCCTCTGTTCTAGTATGTCCCCAGTTTAATATCTTGGTTGTTAAAAAATTAGCTTCTGATAGCTTTGAATTAGTTACTTTATTTTCTTTTAGCACTAACTCTATTTCTTTTTTAATAGCACTATTAATAGTATCTCTAAAGTTTTTAAAACTATTATGAATAATTTTTAAAGAAGGTTGTTTACCTTGACCAGACTTAACATAAGAAACCAACATTGGCTTATTAAATTCAGATCTTAAAGCTTCATATTTCGCGGTTAAAGCTGTAATATTATTTCTAGACAGAGTTTCTGGTAGTTGACTTTGTTCTACAACTGTGGAAATAAGATTAGATATTGATGTTTCTATAGCGTGCCACTTATCAGCGGTTAGTACAGGAAATTTTTCTGATAGCGTAACTATTGCATTATACATTCCCTGTAGCGCATAATCTGCTGCTACCTGACTAATTAATCCTTCTGCTACTGCAGATTTAAGACTATGCTTTACATCTAAGCCGTGAAAAGAAAATAATGTAGGGAATCTTACATCAAAAGAACCTTCTCGCAAACCTGCTCTAGTAAGTAATTGATTAATGTCATTAGTAGTTACAGTTGTTTTTTGTAGTTCTTTTTGAGAATATATTTGTAAAACTTGAGCAAGTTGTACGGCATCAGTTATTTTATTAGCCATAGTAAGCGGTATGTAAATCTAATACGCGTTTAATACTAGCAGGAAGATTAGTGCTGTTAATATACTCGATTTGCATAGTATTAGGGCTTACTGACTTTGTACTGTGTACAGCGGAATCATTACGCAAATAGTAAGTAACTAAATCAAATATTGCTAACTTTAAGTCTGCTGGTAGGGTTTCGTAGCCTGCATTGTAGGTTACACGAAAAGCGTTAACTTTATTGTAGTCTCTAAAAATAGGTAGTATAAATTCTACTGCTTCGCTATCAACTACATAATCTGTGAATTCTTCTAGTGTTGTATAAGTTTTGCCAAAGTCTTCGGAAAATTCAACTGAGGATATTTGTGTTACTGGGGATTCGCCAAGTAGTATACGACTATTTACACAGCTTCTTACAGTTTCTGTTTTAAAATCCTCTAAATAATCAACAAAAGTTCTGCGACATATTTGTTTAACCAAAGCACTTACTTTTGGGATTAGACTTTGTATAGCAGAATCTTGATTTGTACTATTTATTGAAGTGTAAGTCTTGTATTCTTGTAGCGTTATTAAG